CGGTTGGTGGATGGCAACATTGATCGGGCCTTTCAGGGGATGCGCCTAGCGGTGGAGCTGCAGGAGGTCGGGATCATGCTGGCCCCGTTCGGGCAGGGGTTCTTCAGTATGGCCGCGCCGACCAAGAAGTTCCTCGACTTGGTGACCGCGAAGCGGTTGCACCATGGCGGGCATCCGATTCTGCGGTGGATGGCGGACAACGTCGTGCTGCGGAAAGACCCGGCTGGCAACAACAAGGTGGACAAGGAAAAGTCGGCGCAGAAGGTGGATGGGATCGTGGCCTGTATCATGGCGCTTGACCGGCTTGAACGGAACGCGGCATCGCCCAACATCTGTCCGGTCACGGTCTGGGGGGGTGACTGATGCGTGTGCTGGTGCTCGGGGCGGGTCGGAACGGGATCGCGGGCTTGTCGGTGAAGGACCGCGCGACCGGGGCGCCGATCCTGGGGGCTGAGTGGATCACGCTCGATGCGCTGCCGACCGTGGGGGCCGACCTGGTCTGCCGGCTTGGGCAGGCGCGCATCCCGCTCGAGGACGACTCGGTCGACTACGCCTTCGCACTGCAGCTCCTCGAGCACATCGGCCGGCAGGGCGAGACGGATGGGTGGATCACCGGCCCCCACGCCTTCTGGTCCGAACTCTACCGGGTGATGGCCCCAGGCGCGCGGCTCCATTTCGAGAGTCCGCGCTGGGACTCGGTCTGGTGCTGGGCCGACCCGACGCACACGCGCGCGATCAGCCAGGAAGTCTTCACCTACCTCAACCAGGACGGGTATCGCCAGGGTGGCGCCATCCCGGACTTTCGCCCGAGGTGCGACTTCGTCCTGCGGTCCTACGGCGTGCAAGACGAGTGGTGTGGTGGCGAGCTTGAGGCACGGAAGCCGTTTGCGCCCTACTGGGAGTAACCCAGGTGGTCACAGCCAGGAGGCGGAAGATGAGCAATCTACTGACCGTGAAAGAAGCCGCGTATGAGCTCGACTGTTCCGAGCGGACCCTGCGTCGCTGGATCGACGAAGGCAAGATTCGCGCGTGCGAGGTCGGGCCAACCCGGCGCACCAGGTTGACCCAGGACACCGTCGAACAGGCTCGGGCGCCGAAAGAAAAATAGGCGATCGATGACAAATGATGCCAATCGACGCCAAACGATGACAGTCGTACCTCGACCGCCCGCCTCGCTCCACCTACCGTGATCCCATAGTGCGGCGGCGCCTGCGCGCATGACAGCCCGGGTGCTTCGGCTCCGGGCCCCGCACTCGAGGGATGCGCACCATCATCGCGGACTGCTGCCTCCTCATCGGCGCCGGCCTGGCGCTCGCGGGCCTCTGGTGGATCTATCCGCCGGCGGCCCTACTCGTGGGCGGGCTCTCCCTCCTAGCCCTTGGCGCGAGGCTGTATGGCGCCGTCTGACGTCCTGAGTCAGTGGACCGTGCCCGCCGGCGAACGCCGCTGTCTGGTGGCCGTCTGCTGCAGCGAGCGGATGATCCACCGCGAAACCGCGATGAGCCTCGTCGAGATTTCCTGGGGTGGACAGACCCTCGCCGCCGCCAAGCACCACGGGTTCTCCGCGGTCGACTTCGGTTGGTTTGACAAGGGCGTCCGTGTGGACGGGCTGCGTAACCAGGCCGCCGCCCAGGCGATCAACCAGGGCTACACACATCTCCTCTTCCTCGACGCCGACATGATCTGGCCGACCGACGTCCTCGACCTGATGCTCGCCCATCACGCGCGCGGCATCGTGTCGGCGACGTACTTCCTCAAGAAGTGGCCCCACTGGCCCGTCGCGTTGCGTGACCCGAAACCTGATGGCCGGGGATTTTCCCAGTACGAGTATGACTGGCAGGCCGCCGGCGCGACCGAGCTCCGGCGCGAATCACTCGTGGGGATGGGCTGCACGATCATCCCCGTGGCGATTCTCCGGCGCCTCGCGGAGCCGTGGTTCGAGTACCGCAACGACCACAACGGCCAGCCCAGCATCACCGAGGACGTGCCCTTCTGTGAGCACGCCGGGCTTCTGAACTGTCCCATCTGGCTCGACCCGACCATCGAGTGCGGGCACTGTTCGGTCCAGATCGTGACGAAGCCCTGGTTCCATCGCGGCCTCTACGAGCATCAGTCGATGGTCGCCGATGAGGCCGTCGCCGGGCAGAATGGCAGCGCCGCATGAAGGGCCTCTTCGCCCCGCTCTTCCAGACCCGCGGCTGGGCCAACCCGAGCGCGGAGTTCCTGTCGGCCTTCACGGACGGCGGGACGACCTCGGCCGGGGTCACGGTCACCGAGGCGACGGCACTCGGCGATCCGACCGTCTTCGGCTGCGTGCGGGTGCTGGCGGACACGGTTGGACAGATTCCGCTGAAAGTGTTCCGGGTGTCGCCGACTGGGCGCACCGTCGATCGTCAGCATCCGCTCTACTCGCTGCTCCACGACCTTCCGAACCCGGAGCTCACGCCCTATGAGCTGAAGAGCACCATGCAGGGGCATTTAGCGCTCTGGGGTAACGCCTTTGCCGAGGTGGTTCGAGACGGCCTCGGGAACATCAAGAGCCTCTGGCCCCTGCGCCCAGACATGATGACGCGCGCCCGCGACGCGTCGGGCAATCGCGTGTATGTGTACCGGCTCCCCTCCGGGGAAATGGTGAAGTGGACCTGGTCGAACCCGTCGCGCACGCCCTCGCCCATCCTCCATGTGCGCGGGCTGGGCGGCGACGGCTGGACGGGCTACGCCCCGCTCTCGCTGCTCCGGCAATCGATCGGGCTCACCGTGGCGGCGTCTGACTACGGCGCGCGCCTGTTCTCGAATGGCGCGAAGCCGGGCGGCGTCCTGCAGACGGCCGGCACGCTCAGCCCCGCCGTGCGCGACGCGATGAAGCTCTCCTGGGAAGCGGCGCACCGGGGCCTCAGTCAGGCGCACCGCATCGCCGTCCTCGAGCAGGGTGTCACCTGGCAGCAGGTCGGCATCAATCCCGACGACGCGCAGTTCCTTGAGACGCGGAAGTTTCAGGTCGCGGAAATCTGCCGGATCTTCAGAGTGCCCCCACACATGGTCGCCGACGTCGAACGGTCCACGAGCTGGGGCACGGGGATCGAGCAACAGCAGATCGGGTTCCTCCAGTACACGCTCATGCCCTGGTTGGTCGCCTGGGAGCAGGCGCTCGCGCGCGACCTCCTGACGCTCCAGGGCTGGTCGACCCATCAGATCCGCTTCGTCGTCGACGGCCTGCTCCGGGCGGACATCAAGACGCGGTACGAGGCGTACCAGATCGCGCGCCAGAACGGCGTGCTGAGCGCGGACGAATGGCGGGCGCTCGAGGACCAGGAGCCGATCGCGGGTGACGGCGGCGACGAATACTGGCGCCCGGCCAACATGGTGGTGGTCGGCGAGGAGCCGCCCGCGCCGACGCCCGCGCCTGCGCTCGTGCCGGCGCCGGTCCCGGACGCCGACCCCACGCCGGACCCTGAACCGACGGGAGACCCCAATGAGTGAACGCGAACGCCGTCTCGTCACCTCTCAGGTCGAGGCCCGCGCCGAGGACGCCGTGCATAAGCTCGCGGGCTACGCGGCGCGCTTCGGGTCAGAGACCGTCATCGCCGGCCTGTTCCGCGAGGTCATCGCGGCCGGCGCCTTCGCCGAGGCGATCCCCCGGAGCGACGTGCGCGCCCTATTCAACCATGACGCGAACCAGCTCCCGCTCGGGCGGAGCTCGTCCGGCACGCTCAAGCTCGCCGAGGACGATCGCGGGCTGACCTACGAGGTCACGCTGCCCGACACGACGCTGGCCCGCGACCTCTACGCCTCTGTGAAGCGCGGCGATGTGCGGGAGAGTTCCTTCGCCTTCACCGTGCTCGAGGAGGAGTGGGCGTATCCGAAGAACGATCTGCCGCTGCGGACCATCCAGAAGATCGAGGAATTGTTCGACGTGTCGCCCGTCGTCTATCCGGCCTACGACACGACGACGGTAAGCGCCAGAGCGGCCGACGCGGCAAAGGCTGACGCGGCGCGGCTCATGGCGGACCAGGAAGTGCAGGCGCAGGCCGAGCGCGTCCTGGCCCAGGCGCGGCTGCGCTGGGCGAAGGCGAACGATGCCCGCGCGTGAGTTTGTGGACGTGCGCTGTCCGGGGTGCCGGAAGCTGCTCTGCAAGGTGCAGCGCGGCGCCCTCGTCACTGACGGCGCGGTCGAAGTGAAATGCGATAAGTGCAAGAAGCTCGTCTATCACGTCCAGGCGCCACGAGCGCCGCATGAGGTGATCCCGACGAGTTCGTAGGACATCGCCCACGAGGCGAACCAAAGCAGCGAGGCCCGGCGTTCCCACTCGAGGCCCCAAAGGGAACACAACCGCCGGGCCGTTTTGTCATGGCCCGGACAGGAGACGGGTCATGAACGAACTGAGACAGAAGGCCGAGAAGGCGCTCCACGACGCGCGCGCCATCATGGCGGCCGCCGACAAAGACTCCCGCGGCCTGACGGCCGAGGAACTCGCAACGTACGACGCCCACATGGCGGAGTTCGACGCGGCACAGCAGACCATCCGCCGGGCCGTGGCGCTCACGGCGGCCGAGAAGGCCGTCGAGGGCCCGGGACCGGTCGCCGGCCGTGCGGCCGAGCACGCCGGGCAGCCCCAGACGTCGCCGTCCGAATACCGGAAGGCGTTCGAGCACTACATGCGCACGGGCGAGATCGAACGCCGGATCATGGCGTTCGGCACCGACACGGCCGGCGGCATCTTCGTCGCCGACGAGTTCCGGGCGCAGATCGTGGCCTACAAGCTCCAGGCGAACGTGATGCGGAGGCTGGCCTCGATCTTCACGACCAAGTCGGGGGCGATGACGATCCCGGCGGTCACCGCCTACGGCACCGCGACGTGGACGAACGAAGCGGGGGCCTTCAACTCCACGGACGACACGACGGCCACCGTCACGCTGAACGCGTACAAGCTCACGCGCATCACGCCGCTGACGGACGAGCTCGTCAACGACGCGATGTTCAACGTCGAGGAATACCTGGCGCGCTCCTACGGGTTCGCCTTCGGCGCGGCCGAGGAGACGGCGTTCTTCGTCGGCACGGGCACCGGCCAGCCGACCGGGATCGTGGGCAGTTCCACGCTGGGCAAGACGGCTTCCGCGACCAACGCCATCACCGCCGACGAGCTGATGGACACGTTCTACGCCTGCCCGCGGCAGTACCGCGACTCGCCAAAGTCCGCGTGGGCGATGAACGACTCCACCATCAAGTACATTCGGAAGCTCGTCACCGGCGTCTCCGGCGACAAGACCTACATCTGGGCGCCGGGCCTGCGGGACGGCGAGCCGGACGTGCTGCTGGGCAAACCCGTGTTCGCGCAGAAGGACATGGCCGCCATCGGCACCGGCAACAAGGTCGCCATCTTCGGCGACTTCTCCTACTACCTCATCGGAGACCGTGCCGGGGTGACCCTGCTCCGCGATCCGTACTCGCTGGCGGCGAGTGGCCAGATCAAGTTCGTCGCCAGTCAGCGGGTGGACGGCATCCTGTCGCTCGCGACGGCGGTCTACCACCTGAAGCTGGCGTAACCAGCCCGTGAGCCGGGGTGTCCGCCGCGGGCGGGCACTCTGGTCGATTCGGAGGCGTGTGATGGCGAGGGTGCGGATGCGAACGTTGCTGGTGGGGCCGACCGTGTCGGTCCAGGCTGGAGACGTCTACGTCTGCGACCTCGCCACCGCACAGCGGTTAGTCGCCGACGGGTTCGCGGAGTTCGTTGGCGCCCCTGAACCAGAAACCATGATGGTCACGCCTGCGGTCGAGCGGGCCGTCAAGCCCCGTGCACAGGGGAGGGGATAGATCATGCTCTGGGCGGACCTGCCACGCGCGCTGACGCTGGTCACGGCCCCGACGGCCGAGCCGATCAGCTACGCCCAGGCGAAGGCGTTCTTCCGGTTGCCTGACGACACCGAGGAGTCGCTCGTGGTGGGGCTCATCACGACCGCCAGAATGAAAGTGGAAGCCGATACCGGATTGATGCTGGCGACGCAAACCTGGGATCTCAGCTTCGATGCGTTCCCGGAGGATGCCATCCGCCCGCCGTGCTGCCCGTTGCAGTCGGTGACCTCCATCAAGACGACGACGCCGGCGAACGTTGAGAGCACCGTCGGCGCCACCAACTACCAGCTCGACGTGGTGTCATATCCGCCCCGGATCGTGCTGAGCGCGAGTGGGGCCTGGCCCACGGACTTGCGCACAACCGCCGCCATCACCGTGCGGTGCGTGGCCGGCTACGCCTCGGCCCAGGTCGTCCCAGGGCCGCTGCTTCGGGCGATGGAGCAGATCCTGGCGATCTACTACATGCAACGTGCGTCCACCGCGCTCGTGCTCCCTCCGCGCTGGCTCGGCTATGACGCGCTCATCGCGCCCTATCGCCTCCAGGGGGGCTTCTAATGGCCCGCCACAGCGCGATCAACGCAGTCGCCGAGGTCGTCGTGGCCGTCCTCAACGTGCCCGCCCTGCGGGCGCTGTGCCCCGGAGGGGTGTACCGCAACCGGCCGACGGCGCAGACCCCGCCGTTCGTCTCGGTCGGGCCCTGCAGTGAAGTGGCGGACGATGCGCTCGGGACGCATTACGGCGCGGTGGTCACCGTACCCATCCACGTCATCACGTCGGGCGCCGACGCGAACGGCGAGAGCCGGGCGATCACGATTCTCGATCAGGTGATGGCGCTGGTGGATGAGCCGGCGACGTGGCCGGCTGTGCCCGGCTGGACGGTGCGCCAGGTGCTGTGGGCCGGCACGCAGATCGGCCCTGACGAGAACCTCTTGATGCTGACAGGCGACCCCTCAGGGATCGACGGGGTGGCGACGTTCGCCGTGCAGGTCACGGCACCGTAGGAGTGGACATGCACGGCAAGGACTACGTCGCGGTGCGACGCATCAGCAACCTCGCGGACCACACGCTCGCGGACGTGGGCGACACCTGCGAGCGCATTCCCTCCGCGTTTCTCCAGGGCCACCTGGACGCGGGGGACATCATGCCGGTGACGCCAGGCGTCGCGCCGGCAAGAGGAGACGACGATGGCGACGCGGAATAGCACGGACGTCGGATTCTTCCTGGTCGCCGGCCGGAATCTGCTCTCGGCGCTGACGGCCTTCGGCGACAAGGTGATGGCCGTCTGCGAAGAGACCACCCCACTCGGCGTCAGCGCGCCGACGCACGCCTTCGCCGGGATCATCCGGTCGACGTTCTCCCTCAACGGCTTCTATGACGACGCCACGGGGAGCCAGAACGAGGCCCTGGTGGGCAAGGAAGCCACGTCGCAGGTCGTCTGCTACGCGCTCGCGGGCAACCTCCTGGGGCGCAGCCTGGTCGGCCTCGCGGGGGCGTTCCTGAACGCGCACGAGCGGATCGTCTCCATCCCGGGCTTCCACAAGGCGACGGCGTCGGCCGAGGTCTCGGGCAACCGGGAGCAGGGCGTCATCCTGCAGCCGCTCGCGGTCAAGACGACGGGCGGGAACACGGAAGCCACCAGCGTCGACCATGGCGCCTCAAGCGCGGCCGGCGGCGCCGGCTATCTGCAGGTCAACGCGCTCACGCTCGGGGGCTACACGAATCTCATCGTGAAGGTCCGCCACTCGACGAACAACAGCACATTCACCGACCTTCTGACGTTCGCGGCGGTCACGGCGGCGCCCTCGGCGCAGCGCGTCACGGTGGCGGGCACCGTCAATCAGTATCTCGCCACCTCGCACGCCTGGACGGGCTCGGGGTCGGGCATGTCGACCACCATCATGGTCGGATTCTGCAGGGGCTGATGATGCCCCTGCGGGGGCGAGGAGGAGACAGCGATGGCTGGGTACAATTCGACGCACGTCAAACTCGAGCTCGACGTCACCGTGGGCGGGGCGCTCCAGGACATCACGGCCATCGTCACGGCGATGGGTCCGGTCAAGGTCAACGGAGGGGTCGTCGAGACGACGCCCTTTGGCACCGCCTTTCCGCAGTTCACGACGACCGGAATGAAGGCGTACGGCGACATCACGCTCGAGTTCCCGTACGACGACACCGCGACGACGGGGTCGGATGCCGTCTTCAAGGGCGTCGGCGAGGTCCGCACCTTCGCGGTCACCTACGGCGGCACGAAGAAGACCACGGGCGAGGTGATCATCCTGGACTACGAGCGCCCGCCGGTCGTGAACAGCATCACCAAGTCCAAGGCGACGCTGCGCTACACCGGGACGGTGACCGAGGCCTGACCGTGACGAGACTGTTGGGGCGTTGGTGTCCTCCTCGCTCCACGACCGCTGGCCGCGTCGGGCAATAACGCGGCGATTCAGAGGAGGGCACACGTGGCGATCTTGAAACCGACGACCAGGCGCTGCGCCATTCCCCACGAGCCGGGCGAGTGGATCGAGATCCGCCGCCTGGCGAGCATGGGGTCCATCCACTACAGCAAGCTCACCGGCGACCCCGAGGCGCGGCTGATCGAGCTGGCGCGGTACTTCGTCTCCGCCATCGTGGCGTGGAGTTACCCCGAGCGCCCGTCCCTTGACGTGATCGCGGGCCTGAAGAACGCGCACGGCGATCGCGAGGGCGGTCTGGACGATACGACCGCAGCGTGGTTGCGGACGGAGATTCAGACACTGGCCGACGGGGACTCGAGCGACGCGGCGCTTTTAGCCGATTCCTCGCCCTCGACCGTGTCCTGAGTGGCGAGGACGGCGCGCCAGTCCCCGACGACTGGCTCGTGAGCCGCGTCTGTGAGGAATTTGGGTGCCTCCCGATGGCGGCGGCGCGGGAACTGGAGCACGACCCCGAGCATCGGGCCCTGGCGATTCTGGAGCTGCGCGCGTACGCGCGAGCCAAGGCGGCGGTCGATCGAGCCGAGACGCCTGGAGAGGTGACGATGACGCCGATGGTGGGATGGGTGATGCGGGTGGCGGCCGAGAAGATCCGGCTGGCGACCGAGGCTACCGGTGGCTGATGCGATCACGTTCCGATTCTCAGGCGGGGCGGAGTTTGCGCTGGACCTGCGACGGTGGCGGGACCGGCTGCGGGCCGAGGTGCATCAGGCCGCACTCGATGAGGCGAATGCTGTGGCGTCCGTGGTGCAGAGTCAATACCCGCATGGGCGTACCGGGAAACTCCGTACCGGGGTGCGCGTAAAGGATGAGTCTCCGACGGGAGACTCGGTTCTCGTGCGCGTGCGTACGCTCGCGCCCCATAGCCATCTGTACGAGAAGGGCACGAAGCCACGGCGCACCACTCGCGGGTGGAACCGGGGCATCATGCCCGCGCATCCGATCTTTATTCCTGCGGCCATCCAGAAGCGTGCGCGGTTTCTGGCGAAGGTGCGTCAGATTATGGGCTCGCCCGAACCCGCGCTCGGGTCCGGGTCGCCCACCGTGACGGGGAGCCTCTGATGGCGTTACGTGCCACACTTGGGGCCGACTTCGCGCAGTTCAGCCAGGCGCTGACGACCGTCGAACTGAAGCTGAAGGACACCGGCGACGTGGCGAAGAACGTCGGCCGCGATCTGTCGAAGATGGTCGAGGGGTTCCGCGGCACGGATCTCCTGCGTCAGGCCGAGTTGGCGGCGCAGGGGATCGATCGCATCGGCGGCGTCTCGAAGCTGACTGAGCGTGAGCAAGCCCGCGTCAACGCCATCATCACCGAGGCGATTGCCAAGTACCGCGCCCTCGGGCAGGAGGTGCCCCCGCACCTGCAGAAGATCGCCACGGAGACGGGCAAGGTCGGTGCGGCGCTGGGGTCAACCACCTCCATCCTTGACAAGATCGGCCCGGCGCTGGTGTCAGCGTTCTCCGTCGGCGCAGTCGTTGGATTTGCGAAGCAAGCGGTCGGCGCGGCCGACGCGATCGTGAAA